ACTTGACTGGTGGCGGGTACGATCTAAGCGGGCCACTTGTAACGCCTGAAGCATCCATAATTGTTATCCAGTCTGGTATGCCTGTAGTAGTGTCACCAAATGCGCCATCATAATCAACCATAGTTGTAGCTTCTTTGTATCTAACTCTAAATGCAGAAATTGGATCCATATCCTGATACGACGATGCTGCTAATTTATTGTAATATTTTAGAATGTTAGTTGATGTAGCCATAATTTCAGGTCTAGCTCCACCATATTTCCAACTAGGTATAGATCTGCCAGCAGCAGAAGTTGTTGGGTCAATCCAATTAGTTGTAGATGACAGTGGTCGGGCACTAGCTTCAAGTTGCTCTTTGTATAATCCCATTGAACATTCTAATGCACTACACTTTGTTTTCTTTACTTTTAGATAAAAAGAGATCTTACAAGGTATTGCCGTTGCATCATCTTCAATATTTAATTTTGCAGTTAAGTAGATGTGCGGAGTATACCAAGTAAACGGGTTATTTGTAGCTACTTGTGGATTAGGAAATTCATACGCTTCTACACTGTATGTACCTAAAACTGGTGTTGGACTAACAGGAAAAGGGGCACGATCTCCATTGTTCCAATCTAATCGCTTGTATAGAACTGAGTTATCTCCTGCAAGCATTCCATAACCAAGACCTTCTCCTGCTGTAGCGTCTAGCATTGATTGAGTAAATCCCCATGATTTATTTGTTGGTATAATAGGATGTGGAGTCACATAAATCTCTCTGGTTACCATTGAACCATTTGTACTGGTACCTGTAACTGTAATATCATCATCAAAGCATTGAATGGCTTCAATCATATATCGATGACCCGGTTCTAAATTAATACGCTTTTGAACTAACGAAGAGGATCTACTATCTCCTAATTCATTGAATGTGCCGATTAGTGTTTCACGAATAGTATGTATTGGCATTATTTTTTCCTCCCTTTACGAAATTGTACAGCCATCTTTTTCAAATTTAGTTTACCATTTTTGAATTTAATCTGATTCTTTTTGTTCTTAACATATCGGTTCCATGCGCTCAGTTTGCGCTTTTTAGAACCAGGCGCTGGCCCTTTTACCTGATCTACTATAGCTGATGATTGCATAAAATCAGTTGGTTTAACCGGAGCAATCAGTTCACCTTCTTTTATGAATATCTGGAATGTAGGTTCTCTACCTTGTAGCATTGATGAATATTGATAAGCTGGTATAGCAATCATATCAATAGGAGTAATTCGCTCGCCATCTGCAAGCACGAAACCAATGAGGCCTCCGGCAATAGCACCCGGCACACCGCCAACAGCGCCGCCAATAATAGCACCTTCCGCAGCAGAGAGGATCGGGTTGTCAAGGACATCGACCGCTTTTTCAGCAGCGACAGCGCCAGCACCAAGTTTCGCCTTTCCTCCGGCTTTCTTGAGGGCACTCTTAGCACCTTTCTTTACGATTCTACCTTTAGGCAACTAAAGACCCCCATCAAAGGTCTTGTGCCTGTTGTAGCATATCGTTCATTCTTTCTTGAGTAACACTGACTTCTTCAGCAATTAGCATAACATCGACTTCTAAAGTAGAGTCAGTATTTGCCAACCATTTGTCAGCAGCTACACCAATCAATAAATCACTAACTAGAGTGTAACCTTCTGGATGCAGATCCATAGGACCGTAGAAGTTCTCTGCATAAGCGTAGGAAGTTCCGTCACCAGTATTAACAGTAGGAGATGTAATAGAAAGGTATTCTTTTACACATAGTACATCAGGACTTGCAATCCCAATATCTGCCATATTCTCATATGCACGGCTTGTTGCTACTAATTTTAGTGCAGCAACGTGCCCAGTTGCGTCAGCAACTTCGTCTGCAACTGCCCAATCCCACAAACCTGTATTTGGAAGTCTTTGTGAATTTTGTTCTCGAACATGGAAAAAGATGTTCTTTACTGCCAATCCACGCTTGTTTGCTACGGAAACGTATGAAGACAAATCAATTCTACCGTAAACAGTTGTACGGTCACCGGATCCATCAATATCAAATTCCATTCTATCTCTAAGTATAAGGTCACCCTTGTTCTTTGCCATAGTTTACTTTTGTTACTACTTACTCTATATACTATTTGTTTTCTTTGTCTTGAACAGGTGGGCTGTCGCCATAGCCAATTCTGCCTTGCAGTTGGCTGATCGTCCTACCCTATTATAAGGGGGTGCTCCCTCCCCTAGTCTGAAGGGGAGCAAGATGAACCGAGAAGAAGCCAAAACCGAATATATACACCTGACCTTAACACAAGTCAACCATGTTTTAGATGGTATGAACTTGCTTATGCAGAACCATTACGAAGACTATGACGATCATCTACCAGAACACATTATTGAAATTGTTAATGTGTTTACAGAAGTGCGATCCAAATTCAAATATTGTGCTAGTTGTAGAAATAATTACTATCAAAGATGGAGTAGTTCTGATTGTGGATGCCCAGAATCACAGGAGGAAGAGGAATGAATTGCGGAAGATGTTTCAAGCGATGTTCAGCGATCGAAGTTAAGGCATTTGGACAATGTGGCCGATGTCAAGCAAAAGATACTTTGACATATTTAATTGGTGATGAAGAATGAGAAAGAAAGTTGAAATTAAGGTCTACTTACCCTATCTAATGGTCGGAGAATTAGAATCTTTGAGAAAAGGTGGTAAACGATCTCTTTACATCGAACAAGCAGTTCGAGCTAGATTAGATGAAGAAGACGCATTTAAAATCTCAGATATTCCAACAAAGAATGTGCTTGCTATGGCAATGGCTCGATTTCCAGATGACCAAGTATTGAGAACAATCCTAATGAAAAGAATTGAGGAATTGCAATGAAGTGTTTCAAATGCGGATCTAGATGTGTTACTGATTATATCTACGAAGGTACTTACGGGGATAGAGTTACAGCAGTACGTAAAGTATGCACAGTTTGTGATTGGAAGTCATATCCAACTAAGATACCCGGATCTATCAAGTGACAATAGTTGCAGGCTGTCCTAGAGCATCGTACATTACAGTATTACCATTACCACTAAACTTGACTGGTGGCGGGTACGATCTAAGCGGGCCACTTGTAACGCCTGAAGCATCCATAATTGTTATCCAGTCTGGTATGCCTGTAGTAGTGTCACCAAATGCGCCATCATAATCAACCATAGTTGT